TGAAACCTTCTTACTGTTTCTGAGAATGTACAACTTGTAGCTGTAGTTATAGCAGTATCAACAGCACCTTTCTCAAAACTCAATCTATAAACAGGTCGTCTATTGCCACCCACTAACTCTGTTTCACCATAATCTTTGCTAAGTAATTTTTTATTATTAATGTGTGTAGTTGCACCAGCAGTCACAGTGTAAAGATTGCCAATTTTTAGTTTTTTAAATGCAGTTTCACTGGTTGAAGCAATCACAAGCACATCCGAATCTATGGATGCTGAATTAACTGTTAAGGTATGCGATATAGTATCAACTGTAGCTTCTGAATCGGTGGCAGCAGTTTGGAAAGATGACATATCAATATCAGCTTCGCCAAGACCTTTGCCATAATCATCATTGGCTATGTAATCCAGTAGACATAGTGCTGCATTGTCTGACCATTCATAAGTAGATATATTGTCAAAATCATGCGAACCTGTACCACCATGTGCTGTGTCTTTTCTTGGGTCATAAACTTTTTTCCCTTTAACCACTATAGTTAAGTTTGGTATGCCACTAAACATACCTCTGGTGTCGTATTCATAGTTAGCTGCGATATAAGCTATACCTGTGAGTTTATGATTGGATGTCCAGTTATCTAATATACCTGACAACATTGGGTCAGCAGCTTGTGTGGTTGTACCATGATGTAAATTAAAAGTCATTCTGGCATTGTCACCATCGTTAGCTCCACCAGTTATATTTGCTCTTTCAGCAGATGTATTGCCCCAATATGTGCCACTGGTTATGGTTGCCGAACCATTCCTGTATTTAATCCTAGTTGTGCCATCGGATAAGTCATAACCTTGACGATAGATTTCATCATCATTAATAGTTCTACCATCTAACTGTATTGAATTAAGATCAAAGCTATCTAACTCATGTGCTGCTAGAGCATAAACTACAAACAATTCCTTATTGTTCTTGGTCTCCATATAAACAACAGTTGAGCCAACCCTTCTACTACCATAGATGATTGGCATACCCTGACCTGTACCATATTTCTGCAATAGGATATCAGCCCCTTTTCTTTTGGCTTTCATTGCAGCTTTGTGGCTCATTACGCCTTGTGCAGTGAATAAGGCAGCTTGAATATATGTACCTATTGATGCTCCACCAGTAAAAAAACTTGCTATAGCTGCACCCACTTGGGCAAAGAAACTGGGTGGTACTGGTGGTGGAACAGCCATTATCTATTCCACCTCACATCTTTGTTGGTTTCGTGAGCAAACTCTAAGCCTAAGTCTGTAAAACCAGATGCTAAATCACCATCGTCTATTTTTTTATCAATGTAACTTTGTTGCGATGCTTGTGTAAACTTCCTGCCTTTTTTTATTTCCCAGTTCTTCCATTGCGATGCTAATTCAACATCAACTTTAAAAGCTCCTTTACTTTCGATTAAAGAAGCACCAGTTATTGTGCCTTTAAAGTATTCATAAGCATCTATTATGGTTTCATCGGTATCTAAAAAAACCAAATATATTGTTGCTGCATTGTTAATGTAATCTTCTTCTTTGAATAAATCCCTAAGAGTTGTCGTGACATTATGTAGAGAAATATTTATAGACTGATATGAAAGTTCACCTGATTCTTCTACTGGTTGTATATCTAAAAAATTACCACCAGCTTCATAAGTTTCTGAATTGTAGCTCAAATTTTTAACATGGTTGGTTACCAATAAATCGGTGTCACTCGCACCTAAATCTTCTAATTTAAGCAAATGTACTATTCTGATGCCTTCAGATTGTATTTGAGTTTGTATGTTAGAACTTAATGTCCTTGCCATTACAACACCTCACGAACATCAAAACTTAATGTAAAGAAACCTGCTGCATCGGTGCTGTATAAAACATCGTCTTGCACTAAAGCAACAGTAAATGATGGTTTATTAACTGTAACTGCTTCATTGTCTGCTAATGCTGCTTGTAAGGGTGGTTCAATCGATACAGTGGCTTGACCACTGGCATTGGAATTAGCATCGCCTGTCACCATATAAACTTTGTTGTGACCACTAAACTTAATTAAGTCACCACCTTTTAAAACATCATCGGTAGAAACACTAAAACCATCCATAGCGATAGTAGAATCGCCTATCGCTTGTACACCATTAGCCAATATATCTGTTTCAGCTTTATCAGCACCTAAGTTGTCTAGTGGATATTCAAAAGTAAAATCCTCAAAGCTGCCCTTCTGTTTAACTAAGAAAGCATAGAATTGTTGGAAGTCTGATTGCTTCATAGGTGGCATTTGTACACTAAAGCTGAAGTATTGGGCTGCAAACTGTTTTACTGACCTTTTGCCACTCAATGTATAGGTTGTGTTATTCGGTCTGTTAGAAGTGAAATTAAAGACTCTAGGTTTCTTAGTTGTTGGAAATGCACCTGCCATTAGATTAAACCTACCTTACCTTTTTGATTCATGGCTTGTGAAATCATAGCCACGATCTGATTCTTTCTTGATGTTAATAATTGATCAAAACCACTAGCATCAGTGGCTTGTATTGTGAAATTAACTGAAGGTGCTGACATTCCCATTTGATTATTAGACACAATAGTACCAGAAGAATTAGGCACAAACATTTCTGCACCCTTCTCACCAACTATATATGGCTTACCTGCTGTAACATGACCACCCAAAGCTCTTTTACCAAATAAGCTACTTAAACCTGTTGAGAAGAAATCAAATGAACCTTCCAGTGACTTTCTTATCTGTATTCTAACTAAGTCTTGAATTATTGAATTAACTAAATCTTTAAAGCTAGATTTACCAGTCATTACAAAATTCACTAAGGCATCTTCCATACCTTTTATAGCATTGACTGTGCTTGTTTCTATTAATTTATTTACATCTTCAAAATCTTTCTTGAATACTGCTAATGGTGATTGTTGGTCTGTAGTTTCTGTGCCTTCTATAGCTTCTAATACTTTATTGTAGTTTTCTAAGAAATTATTTGTTTGGTCTGAACCCTCACCGAATACTTCATTGAAGTATTTTTCCATTGTGTCACCAAACGCTCTAATGCTATCTCCTGCTGATTTGTTATGATTGCCAAACATTTCAAGCTCAACATTATTTAGATGTATGCCCCTTTGTAAATCTTCTATTTTGCTTTGATTCATTTCTATTGCTTTTGGCAATATTAATAATTTTCTTTCAGCTTCTAAGACTCCTATTTTTGCTTGTATGAAAGCATTTTCCATGTCTGTTGTGAAAGTTTTTATATCTATTCTGAATTGATGTATAGCATCTGCTACAGCAGCAATACCATCAATAAATCCAACAAACTTCTCTACAGCTACATCACGAACTGCATTACCAAATTCTTCGACTCCAGTTTCTCCACCAGTGAAATTAGCTATCAAAGTGCTAAATCGTGTTGATAAATCTTGCAATATTGGTAAGAAAGCGATAGATACAGCAGCAGTCGCTACTTTAATCTGCCTTCCTATCAATGCTAGGGTATCATTAAACTTTTCAGATTGTTTAATACCACTTTCACCTAAAAGCAAACCATATTGTCTAGCTTTGTCTATATAGGCATCAAAAGCTGCACCACCATCATCTAAGACATCCATTACTTGTCTACCTGCCCTACCAAATAAAGCAGCACCGACACTAGTCTTTTCAAACTCAGAGGATAGACCAGCTATACCATCAGAAACATCTCTAAGAACTTCATCTGTTGATTTGAATGAGCCATCAGCATTTTTAAGTTCAACACCTAAATCATCTAATATATCTCTTTGTGTTTTTAAACCTTTAGCTGCATCACCAATAGAACTGGTGAATTTTTCTAAAGACTTGTTAGCAACTTCTATATCTACACCAGCTTCAACAGCAGCAATTTGAAATGCTTGTACTGTATCTGTAGACAAGCCTGTTCTAGTAGCTACTTTGCCTATCGCATCAGCGAAATCGAATGATTTTTTAGCGACTAAAGATATAGCACCAGCAGCAGCAGTAAAAGCTAATGTAGTGCCTAGCATTGTTTTAGTAACCCCACCCATAATCTGACTGGTTTTACCAGCAATTTTATTAACTGCTTTAAAACTTCCACTAGCAGTATCTTTAGCAGCAATTAATATTTTATAAGTTTGATTAGCCATTCTTAGTTCGTTCTTGTTTTATTTTAAAGTAAGCTGTCCATAATTGGTATTCTTCTGTTGTCATTTGCTGAATCTCATCTAGGGTTTTACCCAAAAGTTCAGCTAATTGGAATTGATTGAATAGAAGATGATTATCTTCTAATTTTTTTTTACGACTTCTTCTGGCTGCTCAGCCATGATTTCATTGGACACTCTGATAAGCACATTGCGATCTACTTTGTTAAGTAATGTGTTCTTATCTTCTAGGTTGAATATCTTGTCGCCATTGGCATCTAAGGCTTTGTAGATTAAGACATAAGCCAACATAGCCATATCATCTTCTTTAGCCATGCGATATAGCTTAGATGTTTCTTGTAGTGTCAGTGGCTTGGCATAGATTTCTAAAGGATTACCATCATCATCACCCCATTCAGGTACACTGATTTTCTTGATGTCAAGACTGTCGAAATGAGCTTTAG